AGAGAGAGGAAAGTAGAGATGGGAATACGAAAGCTGAAGACCATGCATACGATGCATTAAGATACATGGTTATGACAAGGCAATCAAACAAACCCACTGTTCCAGATATATTAAAAGATATTAAGCAAAAGGCTTATCAACCCGAAGACATGGTTTTCGGATATTAACCAAAAGGAGTAAAAATGAAAACTGCAAAGAATCCCGTAGATGGAAGCATACTTAACTCTACTCAAGAAACTGGCTATCTAAGTCCGGCTAACGAAAAAGCTGTGGCAAAAGAAAAGCCACAATTCTCTACAGAAATTAATGAACCAAACAAAACATTAATTTTAGAAGCAGGGAAAAAGGGTAAAGGTAAAGCAGAAGTAGATGCTTTTATTATGAACTCAAGCGAAGATAAAGATTATTAAAAGGAAAACAAATGGCTGATGACGCAAAAGATACAGCGTCTACATTACCACCAGAAGATGCTCCGGGCATCGTTGGTTACATATTAGAAAAATATAACGAAGCTAAACAAGCTCGTTATACACATGAACAACGATGGCTAAAAGCATTTAAAAATTATCGTGGTATTTATGATTCTTCTACGCAATTTCGTAGTACAGAAAAAAGTAAAGTTTTTGTAAAGATAACAAAAACAAAAGTGTTGGCCGCCTATGGTCAAATAGTAGATGTTTTATTTGCTAACAAAAAATTTCCTATTACTGTAACATCAACACCAATACCAGAAGGTGTAGATGATACAGCACATTTAGGCATACCGGGTGAAGAACAATTACAATCGCCGTACGGATTTCCGGGTGATGGTAATGAATTATTACCGGGTGCAACTGAAGCAACACCTATGTCTGGTGGTGCTAAGTTAGGTGGATTAAAAGATGAGTACATGGGTGCAAATCTTTTATCTGGCAAAGCAAGGATGCCAAATCAACCCGAAATACATCCTGCTAGTGAAACAGCACGTAGAATGGAAAAGTTAATCCATGACCAGTTGTTAGATACAAACGCTACAAATGTACTACGCCATGCTATTTTTGAATCAGTATTACTTGGAACTGGTATAGTCAAAGGGCCATTTAATTATGCAAAAACAATTCACCGTTGGGATAATGTTAACGGTGAAAAAATGTATGCTCCTTATCTTAAAGAAGTTCCAAGATTAGAAGCAGTAAGTTGTTGGGATTTCTTTCCAGACCCAGATGCAACTTCAATAAATGATTCTAATTACGTAATACAAAGACATAAGTTTACTCGTAATCAATTACGTGATTTAACAAACCATGCATACTTTGATGGTGATGCAATCGCTGAGTGTTTAGATATGGGTGCTAACTACACCACTGAATACTACGAAGATATAATACAATCATATGATACACAAAGCGGTAGCTATGATGTAGATAGATATGAAGTGTATGAGTATTGGGGAACACTTGATAGTATGTTTGCAGATGAGATTGGTTTAGAATATAAAACAGATTCTGCTTTAGATGAAGTACAAATAAATGCTTGGGTATGTAATGGTAAAATTTTACGTGCAGTATTAAATCCATTTACTCCAGAAAGAATACCATTTCAATCTATTCCATATGAAATAAATCCATATCAATTTTTTGGTGTGGGTGTTCCAGAAAATATGGAAGATGCACAATTGTTAATGAATGGTCATGTTCGTATGGCAATAGACAATCTAGCATTAGCAGGTAATTTAGTTTTTGACGTTGATGAAGCGTCATTAGTTCCGGGTCAGAGTATGGATATATTCCCCGGAAAAATATTTAGAAGACAATCCGGTGTCACAGGAACCGCTATCAATGGATTAAAATTTCCTAACACAGCACCAGAGAATCTTCAAATGTATATGCAAGCGAGACAGCTTGCTGACGAGGAAACTGGTATACCTTCAGTTCTACACGGACAAACTGGTGTATCGGGAACAGGGAGAACAGCATCTGGATTATCAATGTTGTTAAGCGGTGCAAGTTTATCAATAAAAACAGTAATGAAAAATATTGATGACTTTTTATTAAAACCACTTGGTGAAGCGATGTTTCAATGGAACATGCAATTTGATGAAGAGAACCCAGATATTATTGGTGATTTGGAAATTAAACCACATGGTGTTGCAAGTGTAATGCAAAAGGAAGTTAGGTCACAAAGACTAACTGCTTTATTGCAAACAGTTGCTAATCCGATGTTAGCACCATTTATTAAAATACCAAATCTAATTAGGGAGTTAGCGATTGCACAAGACATTGACCCAGATAGTCTAGTCAATGATATTAATGATGCACAAATATTTGCAGAAATGCTGAAAGGTTTAAATGTTCAACAACAAGCTAGCGAGCAAGCTCAAGGCCCTAGTCAACAACAAGATGGCATGGGAGGCACTGGAGGAATACCTGCAGGCGGAAACCCAGAAGACCCATCGGGCGTTGGTGGTGGCACAATCGGAACAGGAAATGTTCCGCAGTCAGGGGAAAGCAATTTTACTGGAAACCCTCCTCAACCTCAAGAATAACGTACAAGATTTTGAAAAAAATAATAAAGGAAAATAATGACAACTGAACCGTTTAAATTAGATATTGCAGAAAGTTTTATAGATATTAAACCTAGAGGCGATTCTTTTTTAGACTTACCAGAAACAGATGTTGATAAATTAATAGAAAAAGAAAAAACTAAAAAAGATGATGATACTGGTTTAAAAGGTGTTACTCTAGGTTCAGACATAGTATCACCAACAGAAGGATTAACAGACGAACAAAAAAATCTTTTAAGTGGTGCTGAACAATTTTTAAAAGACGAAGCTACTAAAGTTAGTCCTACTGTGGATATAGAAGGTGCTAGAGGAGATTTTTTAGCTAGAACATCTGGTGGAACATCTAACATGGGAGCCGCTAAACTTCTTGATAATGTAAATAATAGTAACAAAGATGTGTACATAAATAACATATCGGGAATGTTTGCAGATGTAAAAGATAGTTTTAAAACTGCAATGTCTTCTGTTACTTTAGGTAAAGAAGAATTAAAAAAATCGGGCATGGGCCCTGTAGTAGCCGGAATAACTGGAGGGCCTTTTGGAGCTGTCATGGCTTTTGCTCCTTTGGTAGCAGATGGGTTTCAGCAGAAAAAAGACATGAACAACTTTTTAAAAGATTTTGGTGAAAAAGGTTTTTCGGATGAATTATTAAATGCAAGTTATTCATATGGAACTATGAAAAATGAAAAAACAGGAAAACAATTTTTACAGCATGTATTAGTAAATGACTTTAATCCCGGATACGCTTTAAAGTATAATGCATACGGAGGTAAAAATTTTGATGGTAATCATCACGATGCATTAAAAAAATTTATTGTTGATGGTGTTAATGAAGAAATTTTTAATGAAGGTGCTATACTAAGATTAGCATCACAAAGATATGCATTTAAAACTGGCAGTGATAACTATTGGAAAGCTACAGTTGCACAAAAAGCGTTAAAAGATTTAGGGTATACTGTAAAAGGAAGAACTGCAATAGATAGTGAAGGTAACACATACCTAGATGGTAAACTTTGGAAAAAGGCGGTAGATACTAATGTTCCAAATGTTGTTTCAGCAGGAACTTCATCAAATACCAAAGGCCCTGTAGGTATGGATAGAGACCCTACACAACCTCAACAACAAGTTACTGGTGGAGGAGGTGCAGACCAAGATACTAGTCCATCTGTATCAAATGTTATGAATACAGACTTTGTTACTAAAGATGAAAGTTATTATCAAAACTTTAATCAACCGGGTGGAGGATTTAGTCAAGGATTAGGTTTAGCATTTGGAGGAGAGCCAGAACCAAAAGCAAACATAGGTAATTTAGAATTTATAAATGAAAAAGGCAAAGATATGTCCGGTGTTGCTGATGACGTTGAAAGGCCACTAGAAGAAGGTGACTTTGTTATTAACGCACCTGCTGTAGAATTTGCAGGAAAAAAAGATATTGAAGATATGCTTGAAGAAGCAATTGCGATTGCGATGGCTAGAGGTTTTGATATTTCAGATGAAAGAAAAGGAAAGTTATTAACAGGTTTATCTAATCGTGAACTTGTAATTCCAAAAGTACTAGCAGAAATAATTGGTTACGATAGATTAAATAAAATTAATAATCGTGGAAAGGAAAGGGTGCAGGAAATTGTACAAGCAAGAAAAGAAGAGATTCCAGAAAAAGCTGTTGCTGATGACCCTCGTTTACGTGCTCAACTTGGGGGAGCAGTAGGGAGCGTTTTAGATTCAGATGTTGCTACAGGTAAGTTAGCGGCGGCCGGTGCTCCCGGGGAAATCTTATCAACACCTAGAGGTGCTTTTGTAAATATTGCAAAACCAATGCCAACTGCACAAGTGTTACAACAAACACCAATAGGAGAAGAAATACTTAGACCACAAAGCATGATGAACGTGGGTGGTGATGTAGAGGGTGGTAATGTAAAGGTAGAGATAAAAAAAAAGCCTAAAATTACCCAGTTTGAATTAGTAAGAAACAATTTAAGTAGCTCACCCTACAAATTAAGAAATGAAGCAATAGCAGGTATACTCGGTAACATAGCAGTAGAGACAGGTGAAACTTTTGATTACAGAACTTCACAAATGGGCGGGCCGGGCAGAGGCTTATTTCAATTTGAAGGAGGTCACTCAAGAGCTTACGAAGATTATAAAAAAGCAAATAATTTATCGCCATCAATAGATGCTCAAGTATCATATGTTCTTGACAACATATACAAGGGAACAGGTTATGATATTGGAATTAAAAATAGAAAAGATTTACAAAATATATTTGCAACAGGAACAACGTCTGAAATAGCAAAGTCTTTTGCTGAGATATTTGAAAGACCAAATCCAGAAAAAGCACAGTATGATAAAAGAGTTCAAAGAGCAAATGAAATATACGATATGCTCTATAGACCTAATCCACAAAAATCGTTTCCATTAACGATGAGCACAGAGGATGCATTTAAAGATGCATATGGAAACATAGATGAATCAGATATAGTAATAGGAACTAAACCTTTAAAATAGAGTTTCTAACTACTCGCCGGTAGTTAGCTGTTAGGCAACTCACAATAATGTGACCCCTAAATTAACGACAACGTGGCTACTCGTATTTACGACCCCACAAGGAGGAAAAATGGCAAAGACAGAAGATAATACTGAAGTCACTAAAAACGAAAATCAAATACCGGAACCCACTCCTTACAAAGGACAGTATCGGAAAGATGTTTACACCGAAGAACCAGAACAAAAAGCAGAAGAGCAAGACCCTTCGCAAGAAGCTACTCACGAGCAATCTGGATTTATGTCTGGCAGTGCAAAACAACCACAGCACGATTTTAAAAAACGTTATGATGATTTAAAATCTCATTATGATAGAACTCTTGCTGAGAATAAACAGAAAGTTGAAGAGTTAGAGGCCAAGTTGAAGGTCGCTCAACAACCACAGTTTAAACCTACCAAAACAGATGATGAACTTAAAAACTTTAAAGATAAGTACCCAGATGTTTATGGTGTAGTTGAGACAGTTGCACATAAGCAAGCTGAAACAAAATTACAATCACTTCAAACAGAAATTAAAAAACTGCGTGAACGTGAAAATAATTTAGTTGTTGAGTCTGCTTATAAAGAACTGACAAATGCACATCCCGATTTTACTGAGTTAAAAGATGCACCAGAATTTTTAGATTGGTTGCAAACACAACCACCATCTATAGCTGACGGTGTAACTAAAAATAACACAGATTCAAAATGGGCAATCAGAGTTATAGACCTTTATAAAGCTGATGCAGGTATATCAAAGTCAAAAACCAAGTCTAAGTCTGCCGCCGATGCAGTTACAAGAACATCTTCAAAAAATGTTAATGTAGAAAACAAAGACGGTAAGAAGGTTTGGAAGTCTTCTGAAATTCTCAAATTAAAACCTTGGGAATATGCAAAAGTCGAACAAGAAATAGACACCGCACTGCGTGAAGGTCGTGTAGTGCGAGACACAAAATAACCCTTAACTTTGGGAGGCTAAAATGGCATTTTCAAATGCGGCTGGTTACTCAAATTTATCGCAAGGTAATTTCGTACCAGAAATATATAGTCAAAAAGTTTTAAAATTTTTCCGTAGGTCATCAGTTGTAGAAGATATAACTAACACAGACTACTACGGCGAAATCGAAAACTTTGGCGACACAGTAAGAGTCATTAACGAGCCAACTATTACCGTATCTTCTTATAACAGAGGTGCTGTAATTAATACCCAAAACTTAGATGACAATCAGTTTACACTAACTGTAGATACAGCAAATGCTTTTGCATTTAAAATTGATGACATTGAAGAAAGACATTCACACTTAAACTTTGAAGCGTTAGCTACCTCTTCTGGTGCTTACTCTTTAAAAAGAAAGTATGACAGAGATGTCTTAGAAGCAATTCAAGGTGCATCAGGTATCAACACAGGTACTGCTGTAACTCCGTCTGGTTCATCTGCAGGTGACACTGTAGTGAACGCAATTTCAGAAGCGGCTAGAATTCTAGACGACAATGAAGTTCCAGAAGAAGGCAGATG